TTGCTGCTCAGCCAGGGCAGAAGGCCGTCCGTCTGCCTGCCACGGCCTCGGGCGGTTTGCCCCCGCATGCCTTGTGGCATCCGATGGATGCGGCTCAGGCACTGCGTGTGCTGACGGAGAATTGCGGTTTGCGGGTGGAAAAGGCGGGGGATGATTTCCAGCTGTTCGGTCATGAACGTTGGCCGGGCGAAGATTCTGCGCGCCTGTGCGGCTGGTTGCGCAAGCACGGAGCGCTGGTGAAGGAAGCGCTGATGCTGCAGCAGCCATAGGCTAAGGGTGAGGGTTGCCCTGACAGAGTAGCAGTCTGCCAGAGCGACCGGATGTACGGGCATCCGATCAGGATGACTCCCAACCCTCGTGCTGTGAGAAGCATAAGAGGAATAGCAGGATTCCTGCGGATGGAAAACATTAACGTTGAATACTGGCAACTGGATATGCTGCACTCCGAAACAAGGCTGAAAACTATAGAAAAGGCTCTGCCTCGCATGGTGGAAGCGTTGTCGGTGTTTGGTTTTCGCATTCCTGTTTTGGCGTGCAGAAACGGCGAGGTCATTGACGGGCGCCTGCGGCTCGAAGCTGCACGGCAGATGCAGATGGAATCAGTACCCGTCATCGTGGCAGATGATTTGACGCCGACGCAAGTCCGTACCTTTCGTCTGCTGGTAAACAGATCTGCCACATGGGCAGAGTGGGATGAAGAAGCCTTGCAGCAGGAGTTTGTAACCTTGCGGGAACTTGGTGCGGATCTGGCTCTGACGGGCTTTGATGACATCGAGATAGATGCTTTTCTGCAGGGCAATCCGCTTTCAGCAGCTTCTGACCCTGACCTGCTGCCCGAGATTCCGGATGTCCCGGTCTCATCTGCAGGAGATTTGTGGCTGCTTGGCGGGCACAGGCTGTTATGCGGCGACAGCACCAGCAATGAAGATCTGAAACGTCTGATGGCCGGAGAGAGAGCAGATATGCTCTGGACCGACCCGCCGTATAATGTGGATTACACCGGAAAAGCCGGAAAGATCCGTAACGATAAAATGAGCGCTGCGGCGTTCGACTCTTTTTTGCAGAAGCTGTTCACCGCAGCCTGCGGGGTTCTCGTTGATGGCGGAGCTGCGTATGTTGCGCACTCTGAAGTTGGGGGCGGCACTGCGTTTCGCCGGGCATTTGTTCAGGCGGGGTTCAAGCTGGCTTCATGCCTTATCTGGAAAAAACACCAGATGGTGCTGGGCCGAAGCGATTACCACTGGCAGCATGAGCCTATTCTCTATGGCTGGAAAGCTACAGGCAGGCACCGCTGGTACGGAAACCGAAAGCATACCACTTTGCTTGAGCACTTTTCCGGTGCGGCCGTGCTGCCGGCTGGCGACGGGGTATGGCAGGTTGCGACTGGTGATGCTGTTTTGCTCATCAAAGGCAAAGACGTTGTTGTGGAAGAATTGCCTACTTCCCTCTTGTCTGCCCCTAAGCCGGTACGGTCGGATCTGCATCCGACTATGAAGCCAGTGGCTCTGGTAGAGCGTATGGTGGCCAACAGCTCTCCCCGGGGCGGATTGGTCTTTGATCCGTGCGCGGGGTCAGGAACCACTCTGATTGCATGTGAACTGCTGGGAAGGCGGTGCAATACCATGGAGGTTGACCCCCGTTTTACTGATGTAGTCGTGCGCCGTTGGCAGGAATTGACAGGTAAGCAGGCGGTGCTTTCCGGCGGAACTTCTTTCAGCCAGATAGCTGCAGAAAGAGAGGTCTCTTATGCGTGAACATGATCTGCTGGCTCTGGTGGAAAAAAGCGCGGAGACGGACTTGCCGTTGCTGCTGAAGGCTAAAGAAGCTGCCAAACGTCTGGTGAACGAGAATCCTTCTGCTGAGCATCTGCGGCTGCTGGAAAGAGTCTCCAAAATGTTGGAGGGCGTAATGGCGGCAAAGCAATCTTTCGGTTCGCTGAAGGAAGTTTTGGAATACCTGCAGGAGCAGGGAAGAAAAATAAGCAAAAGCAAACTATATCAGGACAAAAGCCGCGGTCTGTTGAAAGCGCAGGCCGACGGAACGTTTAGGCAGCGTGATGTTGACAGATATGCCGGTGCATTAGGCCTTATGGCCACACCGGATAAGGAGGCGGCAGAGGCACAGGAATTTGCTTCGCGCAAGGCAAAAGCCGAAGCGGAAAAGTTGGAAGAACAGGCCAAGGCAGAACGGTTTAAAAACGAGGTGCGGGCGGGCAGATATATTCTGCGCGAAGATGTGGAAGTTGAGTTGGCCGCACGTGCCGGAGTGCTGGGCACAGGCTTGCGTACCATGATTGAAACGTCGCTGCTTGATATTCTTCACACGGCCCAAGGCAACCCCAAGCGTGCGCCGGAAGTTCTGGCTTTATTTGAGCGGAAACTTGATGCCGCGTTAAACGAGTATTCGCGGCCTATAGTCTACGAGGTAACCTTGAGCGATGATGCCGACGATATTGATGCCGCATTCAGTAGTAGACCAGAATAAAACTGTTTTTCGAAAGGTTGCAATCACGCTTCCGTCTTGGATGCCTGCCGAGCTGCGCGCGCGAGTCAAAGCCCGGCTGGAAAATCCGGCCGGCAGGTGGCGCTTTTCGTTTTCACGTGCGGAGCGGGCAGTGCTTCGGCGCCGTGCGCCCATGCCGGTCAGCCAGTGGGCAGAGAAGTACCGCGTTGTCCAGCAGTCATCCATTCCCGGACGGTGGCATAACAGTGTGACCCCTTACATGACGGGGATTATGGATGCCAGCTTTCATGAAGCCGTGCGTACCGTCATTATCTGCAAATGTCCGCAGTCCGGCGGCACAGAAGGTATTCATAACTGCATCGGCTACGCCATCGACCGTTCACCGGGGCCGGTGATGTATGTGTATCCTGATGAAGTTACCGCGCGTGAAAATGCCAAGGACCGTATCTTGCCCATGATTGAAGCCAGTCCGCGTCTTTCCAGCTATCTGACAGGTTCTGCGGATGACAGGTCCAGCTTGCGCATCAACTTGCAGCATATGCATATCTTTCTGGGGTGGTCCGGCTCTGCGGCGCGGCTGGGTAACAAACCTATCCGCTATCTGGTGCTGGACGAGCTGGACAAGTATCAAGGCTCGAAAAAAGAAGCCACGGCAGAAGCGCTGGCTGAAAAACGTACCATCACGTGGCGGCACAAGGCCCGAATCTGGAAAGTATCCACACCTACTGTGGATTCCGGTCCTATCACGCTTGCCATGACTACCGAGGCACAGGTCCGGTTCGATTACCATGTGCGTTGTCCGCATTGCGGCATGGAACAGGTAATGGTGTTTGAGAATATCCGCTGGCCGGAGAACGTGCGCGACCCCGCAGAGGTTAGCAGCAAAAAACTGGCAGAGTATCTGTGCGAACACTGCGGCGTTATGTGGGATGATGGCGACCGGGACAGGGCCGTGCGCCTTGGCTTGTGGCGTGCGAGAGAGAGTGGGCTTGAGCTGCAGGCTCATCTTGACACGCACAGACCGGAGAAAATCGGTTTTCATATTCCGGCATGGCTTTCGTATTTTGTCTCATTGTCAAAAGTGGCGGAAAGCTTTCTCCGCTGGGACAATTCGAAGAATCAGGAGCAACTGAAGGATTTTTGTAACAATTATAAGGCGGAGCCTTGGCGGCATTATCGAGTGGAGCGTCAGGAAGATCGCATACTTGCTCTGTGCGATGACAGGCCGCGCGGTATTGTTCCCGGGCCGCTGCAAAAAGATGGTATTTCATCTGGTTTGCGTGTGGCCGCGCTGGTGGCTGGCATCGATACCCAAGGCAGTAACGAGGCCAAAGGATATTTCCGCTATGTGATCCGTGCGTTCGGGTGGGGAGAGAATGAAGAAAGCTGGCTGATTCAGTGCGGCACAGTACCGTCATTTTCTGCTCTTGCTGAATTGCTGTGGGGCAGTGTGTATCGGGACGGTGAAGGGAATGAATATCGGGTGCGCCTTGCGCTGCAGGATGCTATGGGGCACCGCACCAGCGAAGTGTACAGTTTCTGTGCTGCTAACAAGGGGCGGATTTTTCCGACCAAGGGCACGCGAATCCAGTCTGCACCGGTCAAATACCCTTCACTGGAATATTACCCCGGCACACAGCGTCGCATTCCCGGAGGCCTTAAGCTGGTTACCGTAGACACTACGTTTTTTAAAAATGACCTTGCCGCAAAGTTGGAAATTCCACCCGAAGAT